CATTATCTTTATTAGATATTACATTTATAGCTGATTTAATATCACCTGTAACAAGGTTTCCTACAACCTCTGCGGCTTTTGCAAAGTTTATAGACCTTAAGAAGTTACCTACTTTAGTCCCTTCTCCTCCGTTTTTTCTTAGTTTTGGGTTTTCTTTATTATCCATAATTATTTATTTTTTCTATAATCCCAACGAGCCCTTTTGCCTCTAACGTCATAATGTACAAAAGAGTCATATAATCCTAATCCTCCTTCTTGCATCTGACCATCTTTTATTAAAGATTCTATAATTAAATATAAGTCTTTAGTTTCTAAGTCTTTTACTCTGATGTCTGAAGCTTTACCTAAAATATGCTGTGATCTAGAAACACCTCCAATGCTACGATTGTAAGCTTCTGATCTGTAACCTGAATTAATTTTAATAGGCTCACCTAAGAAGTCTCTTAATACCTGTAAATTACAAGCTAACTCTTTTACATTGTCTAAAACCTCTTTAGACATAGGAGTTCCACATTTAGACCTAAATTCTCTTTGTGTAAAGTTTTTAGTTAGTCTCATATCATTTGCTTTTATAATAGAAACCTAAGCCTGTTAATAATGTAGCTATTCCTCCTGCTAGGATTTTATATATATTAGCAACTCCTTTTAATCTGTAAACTTCTTTCTTAAGAAATTTAACTTCTTGAACTAAACCTCTTTCCCCTATAGCTTCGTCAGCTTCTAAAACGGTTAATATTCTTTCTATGTTTTTACCGTTGTTATGTATAGAGTCAGTAGTAGTCTTTTTAAAAAACTCTATTTCGTTCTCAAGTCTAGTTATTCTAAAATCTTCTAAATTTTTCTTTGTCATCGCCTCAATGGTTTGTTAAGCGTTTATATATTCCAACCTCCGAAACGTATATCTTTCTGAGGGTGTATTTCTTCATTATTGTTTGTTAAGTATTCAGGAAACAATGTAGGGTTAAAATCTAAATAATCTACTAATCTTCTAGCATATTGTTGAGCAGTATCTCTAGCCTTATCTTTCATTGAATCTATTTCTTCTACAGATGGTTGAGTACTATTTTCAGAAGTGCTTTTAAATACCCCTTTATTGCTTATAGTGTATTGACTAAAAGGAAGGTATTCTAATAGCGTATATTGCGTTAATATAGGCTTTATATAGTCTTCTACTAAAGTTTGATAATCTCCTGTTAGAGAGCCTCCTATAATATCAGATTGTAACTTATTATAAAGACGTGACCCTAATAATTGGTGTACGTGGATATCTTGAGCAATTTTTATAAAGTGTACTATTTTATCAAAATCTAAATTACCTGATAATACTGTTTGTCTTACTAAATCATCTTTTGTTATAAATAATGCTGTAGCCATAATTATTTTTTATTTTTAGGTCTGTAGCTAGGGTGATGCCCTTTGTCAGCTCTATCTATTTGAGCTTCTGCTACTCTCTTATTATTCTTAAATTTATTTCTTTTAGGGTCGAATCCTTGTTTTCTAGCATTTCCTACAGTACTTTTATAAGTTCCTCTAATTCCTGCTCCTCCGTAAGGGTTTCCGTCCTTTTTAGTTCTTTTTATATATATTTGACGCTCCCAAGTGCAATAGCAGTTAACACCGCCTTTATGTAGCCAAATTGAATAAGGTTGTTTATTATGTCCTAATTCAGAGTTAACTCCGTCTTGTTGCATTTTTAATATATCTTCTTTTCTATATACTTTATTAGAAGCTTTCATAGCTGTACAGAAATCTCTAGACTTCTTACTTGTACCGTGTTTTCTAGAACCTCCTATATATTTATATCTTACTTTAATTTTTTTAGTGTCCTGAGAACTATCTTTGTATCTATTGTCAGCAGGTACACCTGAAAGGCTTAAAGCAACGTCTAGCGTATCATTTAACATAGCTTCAAAGTTTTCTTCTTCTGTTTCATTAGAATCAACTCTAGAGTCAGCTAAATACCATTCATTGTTATTAACCTCCTCACCAATACGAGAAAGATAAATATGAATATCAACTAAACCATTTACACACTTCTTACACATTCTTATACAATTCTAAAGCGTCTTTAATAAATTTAGGGTCAACTGACAAACCTGTTTGAGCAGATAAGTTAGTATCGTCTTCTTTTTTAGCTTCTTCTTTATCTACAGGAGCTTCTTTTTCTTTATTGTCTGTATAGTCAGCTTCTTGATCTTCAGAAGTAAATTCTATTGGTTGAGACGTAATGAAATATAATTCAGGTACTTCACCGTTTAACTCCATAATCTCAGATAAACAGTCTATAAGTTCATCTTGATAGTTACCTATAACAGTTGATTGAAACAATTGAGAAGCGTTTTTAATCTCATCAGCATTAGAAGCTAATCCGTTACCACTTTCTTTTATACCTAATAACATAGGTGAAGTAATTCTATGACCTACTAATATTTTATGCATAGCTTCATTAGCTAAATACTCATAGTGAGCAGGTGCATCATTTAAAGATATATCTTCTACAGTTGTTTTACTCTCTGCATTTTCATTAAAAGCTACAATTACTTTCTGACCTCTAGAACCTGTTAATTTTTGTTTAACATCTCTAGTAATCATATCTCTAGCTTCATTATCAGGAATACCATTATTAAAGTTAATTACTTTAGTACCTGAGAAACTATTCTTTGTTTCATTTAATAAGTAATCTGCAATTTCATTTTCTAACTCTACATAAGGTAAAGCTCCTGAATAATCTACAGGAGAGAAATATTCGTATGAAGATAAATAAGGTTTAACTATATATATCTCAATCTTTTCTTTAGAAGTATTAAAAGCAGGAATCTTTTTAAGAACGTCAGAACGCTTCTTTTCAGACCATCTAGGGTGATAGTAGTAATTATTAATAGTACCTTCAGAATCCATCTTTTCAGGTCTTAAAGTATGTATAGGGAAATGTTTAACTTTAATTACTTTTCTGTCATTACCTGCTTTGTTATATATAACTTGCATAGCAGCCTGACCTAACATCTTTCTCTCTAAGATAATCTTTCTAAGACATCTAGTTCCTATGAATTGTCTAAGCTCTTTTACTTCCTTACTGTCTTTCTCTTTACCTTCTATACAGATACCTTCACCGTATATATTATCTGATATAGATTTTATAGCAGCGTTGTTAGTTGCAGATTGTAAATAAGAATCAATAAGAAAAGCATAATAGTTATTATCCTCTCCGTAAGCTACCCATTCTTTACGTCTGTCCTCAATGGCTTTAGGCATTTCGTAGCCTGATAAGTTTAAAAAATCAAAGTTCATAATTAATAAATTATATAATCGTTAGTTGTAGAATTACTAGTATATTGTCCATCTGTCATTCTAGTTGATTCAGATGTAAAATCTTTGTCAGTATCTACGTAAATTTTATTTTGATAAACTACTATTCCTCCTTGTAATAATAGTATAGTGTAAGTTTCTTTATTTTCTAAAATAGTATTTCCGTCAGTTTTAAAAGAATCTGTTAGAGTTTGGTAATAAGCTCCTTCTGTTAAAGATAATGAATCAGAAGTATAAACTATTTTATTTGAGTTCTCGCTATATAGTTCTAGATCAACTAAGCTAGTTGAATCTACTCTAGTATTAAGATATAAATTAATATCTCCTGTTAAGTCTGTATTATTGTCTATATAGTGCATTTTAGCCTTTATTTAAAAACAATATTGATACTAAAGTGTTTTATATAAAAAAAGCCCTCTAAATTAATAGAAGGCTCTTTATGTTAAGTTAAGATGTTATTAACTTCCTACAGTAATACTGTAAGTAGAAGCTAGGTCTTCAACTGTAAAAGGTGCAAGGATTCTCTCACTAGCTACGAAAGTTAATTCATAACCGTTTTTGTCTCCCATTGCAGCTCCAGTAGAAGTTGAAGCTGAATTTAATTCTGCTCCAAATTCGTGACCAACAACCCAAACTTGACCGTTGTTATCTTCAACCAATACTTTTGGTCTTCCGTAAGATAATAATTTTACTTCTTTGTGAGTAGTAGAATCTTGTTTCTTCAAGCTAACTGTTAAAGTTTGCTCAACGAAAGTTGTTCCATTCTCACGGCTAGAAGTTAAAGACTGCTCAAAAGTAGATGTTCCTCTTAGGTCATACTTGTAAGCAGAAGGGTTTGATTCATTTACTGTAGCTAATCCGTCTGCATCTACTGCGTAAGTTGCATCTTCAAAGTTAACAAAGTAAATAGCATTCAATCCACCTACTGAATCTTTACATACTTCTAGTCTTCCTGCTGATAATGATGTACAAGCCATTTTATTATATGTTTTTAAAGTTATTAAAAAGGGGAGGGATTAAGCTCCCCTATAATTGTTTTAATTAGATTAAAGCTCTAATTAAGAAGCTTGACTTAAAACGATCTCTCCTCCTATAGCGTAATTTACACCTGCAGAAAATCTCATTACAACTCTTACGTTTTGACTTCCGTCAATGTCAGCAAGGTCAATAAGTTTAACTTCATTCATATCATTTTGAAGACCACAACCAAAGAATAAGTTTTCTTTTTCAGCAGCAATCATTTGACCACTATTAAGACCATTAGCAACAAATAATTTGATACCTTCGAAATCCATAGCAGTTTGTCCTACGTGGTAAAGGTCTTTATAACCTAAAGCAGCTTGAGCTCTTACGTAAGAACGTGCATCAGCTTGAGAAATGTATATAGCTAATCCTTCGTTTCCGTAGATAGTAGAAGGGATAGCGTCAACAACGTTTCCTAAACGATCAATGATGTTAGAAGCGGTAGTAACACCTGATTCAGCTAATTTAACAGCGTCACCGTCAGCATCAACAAGAGCAACGATTCCGTCAAACTCTCCACCATTAGCGTTAGCACCATTCCAAATGTTTACTTCCATTTTAGCTGCAACTTTAGCTGCAACGTGTCCGATTAAGTAAGAAGCGAAAGAAGAAGGAAGTTCATCAAAAGAAGAAAAACCTTGCTCAATGCTTAGCCAGTCACTTTCGAAATCTTTTTTACAAAGCTCTAAGTTAACTTGAAAATCTTCAGGCTGTAAATATCTCTCAGTAAGAGTTACAGTTGAAGTTGCGTTAAAATCACAAGAAGCATCAGCGATAATGTCACCAACAGCTAACTTCTGCATAACTGATTTAAATTTTACGTTAGGCTTTACAGTAATTCCTCCTTTATCTAAAGTTGGAGCTGAAAGTAACGCAGCAGAGATAAAACCTGAAGCTTTTTCACCTGCGTAAGTTGTAGTAATACTTGTAGTAGTTGCCATTTTTAAAAATGTTTAAAATTAATTATTAATTGTTTATATATTTGAAGACATTGTCCATAATTGATGAACCTCCTTTTTTACCGATTTTAGTAACTTTCTTCTCTACAACCTTTTCAGGTGAGTGAGTTAAGCCTTTGTCATCAGCAGGAACTTCAGGAACTACTTTAACGTCCTCAGTTTTAGTTTCAAGAGCTTCTTTAAGAATAGATTTTAACTCATCAATCTGAGACTCTAATTCTTTAACTCTTTCGTCTTGAGGTGTTGGATCAATAGACTCAGCTACTTCTTGAACAGCTTCTCCTGCTTCTTCAATAACTTCACCTACATTCTCAACAACATCAGCAACGACTTCTTTAACGTCATCAACTGTGTCCTCAATTACTTCTTTTACGTCCTCTACAGTTTCTTTAATAGCTTCAACAGTGTTGTCGATAGCTTCTCCTGTAGTACTAGCAGCTTTTTCAGTTGCTATTCCAATTGCTTTAGCAATTTTTTCTAGGGTTTCTTTAGCACTTGCCATAGGGTTTAAATTTTAAGGGTTATACTTTATTTAAAAACAATATTTTTTAGTATTTTAAAAAATTATAGTTTATATTTCATATAGTCTAAACCA